CCTGCTGTGCCGCACCAAGCCTTGCTTGAGCCATAGCTTGTTGTTGCGCCCGCTCCATAGCTAACTGCTCAGGCGTGCCGCCAAACTGCGCTGTACGCACTCCTAGTCTGCCTTGAGCCGCTAGACGCTCTTCCAAGCCAAGACGCTCCATGCGCTCATCAGCTTCGGTAGCCGCCCTAATTTGCCCGTATAGCTCTTGCTCACGAATAGCAGGGTCTTGCATGGCGCCTGTAAAGAATCCGCCAGCGCCACCTAAGAGCTGTGACTGCATTGCTTGTTCTTGTGGAGATAAGCCCATGGTTGTTTTGACTTCGCCAGTAATAGGGTCAACACGGGTGCCAAAGCCAGCGCCAGTAGCAGTGGTTACAGTAAACGGCCTAAACTGCGTTTGCTGTAGTTGCTGTTCGGCTAATGCTTCTGCGCCTGTTCGTGCTTGTTTCCCTATGTCGCTTAACCGCCCATAAGCTTCGCCCGTAAGAAGGCCGCCAAGAATGCCTGGGAGTAAAACGCCGGGCTGGGTTGCGTAATCAGCAAGACCTCCTAGGAAATCAAAGAAGCCGTTGCCGCCTCCTGATAAAGCATTGCTAGCATCCATGATAGGATTACTTCCCGTAGCTCCCGCCCCAAGAACATCAGATGGTGTGCCAATGTTGTATTCGTCGTCCATTGTGTACTCCCGTTAAAGTAGCTTTCCTATCAAAGCCATTACGTTAATTTCTTGTAGTGATAGCTGAGAGCCATCAATATCCGCTTCTAAACCCACAACAACGCTAGTGCCGTAGCCCGTTGCATTAAGACTTCTTTGGTTGGTTAGTGCGCCGCCAGTAAACTCAACCGCCGTATACTCACTTTCGCCAAAGAATCCTGTTATCTGGTCACCTACCGTAAACTCAGCCGTTGAGTACGTACCTTCAAAGTCATACGCCCACTTCAAAAACACCGTGGCATTGTTTGCGCCTACTAGTGTTGGCTTGAGTTTTTTAAGGATCTTAATTCGTGAGCTATCGCCAAACGTTAGGCTCGGGCTGTAATACTTAAATCGGTACGGCGTAGCATTGTCGGTATAACCTGTGTACTCGCTAATTCCGTTAGATGTGCCAATCAGTAGATCGCCATTTTCTTTTCTAGCATACGAAGTAAATCCTGTAGATACCCAGCGTGTTACACGATACGAGCCATTTTCTGTTGTGCCGCGAACGTCAAAACAATACGTAATATCCTGACCAACAAATGTCAGAAGATAGAAGCCTTCTTCTGGGCTATACACCGATCTAAAGAAGCTACTCTCTGTTTGTAACGAGCCAATAATGTCCTTGGTAATGTTTCCTGACAGGCTACTAATCGGCAAAGACTTCTCTTGGATTGTTCGCCCAAAGCTTTTGAGGCCAGTATGTGATAAGAACAGGACATCAGTACCTGTGTACTGCACGGTATCTCTATCTACACAACCCACACCTGCAACGGTATCTGCTAGGGTCATGCTTGCTGGGGCTTCAGCGCCTTGATAAGCCACAATACTGTGCTTACCAAAGATAATAAGGAGGCTGTTGTGTGCGGCTAACGCAACAATTTCGTCGTAGCCGTCAGGCCATACTTTGGAAATATCAATAGAGCCACTAGTACCGCCTGTCCAGTTTTGACCGATTAATAAGTCAGACCAAAAAACAGTAGACTTGTTGTTGCTTATGTCAGCGCACCAAAGGCGACCGTATGCCGCTAACACTTCGTTTGATTTGGGTATGTCAGAAGCACCGGAAGCGCCTGCAACTGTGCTTAACTTAACTACTGATCCGCTTGCATTGTCATAGACAAGAGGCTCATACGTTCTTTGGAAGAAATAAATCTTGTCGTTAAACGTAACCATCTTCCAGTTATCAGCGGTGATTGTGTAACTACCGGGAGTCTCATCGACTAACGTGGTTGTACCGCTAATGATCTTGTTGTTGCCAACAGAAAAGATTTTAGTGTTGCCGCCGTCATCACGGAACTCTTTAATAGACCGAATGGAATCACTGCCAAGTACAGTCTTATTGGTTGTAGTAACGCTGTGGCCCTTGCGTGCGGCAATACGTCCTCGCTTGTCGATTACTGCATTATCCGCAACCTCAGCAAAAGATGGATCCTGCGCAAGCGGAGAGTCCTCAGTGTTAACACCCTTAAAAGCAGGTGCTACAAGATTAATACTTTGCAGTTGTTGAGCCATATCAAACCGTCCTAAATACCATCTCTTCTGGATGCTTGGCCGCGTCTATAGCGATAGCGTCAGATAAGAACCTGTCAGCAACAGCGAAGTATTCAGCGGCAGAAGTACCGCCTGTCTCGCCACGCTCACGCGCAAGCAATGCTACCGTCAAATGAACAACAGGCATTGCAGGAACTAAAAGAGTGTCAGTGTTGCTAGATAGATCGGCTTGTCTTTTGACTACATCGAATCGAAGCGTATAGACGCCATCTGGTGTAGGGCCAACTAACACCTGAGTATCACCGCTCCCATCAACGCTGTTATAGGTAAAGTATTTAGGCGCACCCTCTACAGCATTAGCGATGTACAACGCATCGTTAAACCAATCTTTAGTCTGATACTCCATGAAGCAGTTTTGAGTATCATTGATTACTGACATTACTTTGACATTGTTGCCAGCACCTGTAAGTGAATAGGTATTGTCAGATGCGGCTGTTGTTACGATGATTGTTTCTCGAAGAGCAGACCAGTCTGTAGCCTCTTCAACCATTTTCTTTGCGTCATTAATGTAGTCGCTAACCATCTTTGAGTAAGTGGTAGCAGTAACGCTTGTTACTTCTTCTTCACGCAAACGGCGAAGAACATTATTCATTAAGTTGAGGTATGTCATACAAGCATTCCCTGTTTTCTACCACCCATTCCCATTGTTAAAAGCCTATCGACTTCCTTGTTGTAGTCTACCTGCTGTTGCGGTTTTAACGTCTCAACCATGCCCGGCGCATAATCTAGCTTTTCCATATAAGGTCTATATGGTTCCGGCCTAGGTCTAGCAGGTGCGCCACCAAGGCCACCCGCACCAATCGCCGCAAGCAACCCAGTGCTAGACATAATGATGTCTTCTAGCCTTTGGCTTTCTTCACCAACGCCTGTCAGTATATCTTCTTGACCTCTAAGAAGATCTTGCTGTCCTTCTCCTAGTCCCATGATGGCATTCAACATAACGTCTTGACGCTCAAGAACACCATCTTCGCCTGTTATAGCGTTAAAGCCCGTAGCTAAACTGTTCGTTATAGACAGGAACGCCTCGTCCATACTTGCATTTGTTGGGACATTTTCTAGCGAGGCATTAAGAGCTAACGTCAATTCGTTTTGAGTTAGCGTGTCAGGCATCAAAGCTGATATCTGATCAAGCTGATCTTGGTTAAACCTAAACTCGTTTAATGCAGTACGAACGTTAGCGTCTGTAGCAAAGTTTAAGCCTGAGATAGCATCAGTGATTGTGGTTGTTGCAGTCTGCAATCCTTCGGAGGTAGCAACGCCCGTTAAAGCAGTATCAATTAAAGTGTCAATATCAGTAAGCTGTAAGCCTGCTGGCATTGCGTTAACAATTTGATCTATCTGCGCTTCACTAAAGGCATAGTTAGATAGGATGTCTTTAACATTATCTGGCGTAGCAAAGCCAAGATTGCTTAGCGATAGATTGATTGCATTTACAGCATCGGTAACATTCGTAGCTGTTGCAAGATTAGCATCTGTAAATAACTGAGTAATCTCTTCGCCTGACAAATTGGCAGGTATGTCGATTGCCCCAGATATTTGATCGAGTTGGTCAGGAGTAAACTCAAACTCTGAAAGAGCTGTTCGAACAGTTGTATCAACATCAAGTGCGTTAATAGCATCTGTAATTGTGGTTACTGCATCAGTAACGTTAGTTGCTGTAGAAAGGTCTGCGTCTGCAAACAGCTTAATAACGTCTTCGCCTGACAAGCCAGCAGGTATATCTATTGCGCCTGCTATCTGATCTAACTGCGCATCAGTAAATCCGTACTGAGAAAGCAGGGTTTTAATTTCTTCTAGGCTGGGTATATCAAGGGCATCAATAGCGCCTGTGATTGCAGTAACCGCATCGCTAACGTTAGTTGCTGTTGATAAGTCGGCATCTGTAAATAGTTGAGCAATGTCCTCGCCACTAAGATTAGCGGGTATATTAATTGCACCTGCTATTTGATCTAGTTGATCTTGTGTAAATCCAAACTCTAATAACGCAGTACGTACAGTTTGATCAACGCTTACAGCGCCTTCGCCTATCAAGCCTATAGCGACCAACTCACTGCGTAAGTTAGCAAGGTCTGTTGCTGTAGCTACATCCGCTCCTTCGCCAATTAAACCTGCGGCAACAAGATCATCACGAAGATTGCTAAT